TGGCAATTAAGGTGGCTCCCGATAGGGCGGCTGTACTAAAAGAACAGTATGACGAACAGTGGAGATTCGCTTCTGAAGAAGATAGGGATAAAGCGGCTGTTCGTTTTGTTCCTCGAAGAATGTTTATTGAGTAATGGGAAATAAGTTTGCATCTGGAAAAAATGCGATTGCCATGTGTGATCGCTGTGGATTTCAGTACAAGTTAAAGCAGTTAAAGGGTTTGGTCATTAAGACCAAGAACGTGAACATATTAGTTTGCCCTTCTTGTTGGGAACCGGATCAGCCTCAGTTACAACTGGGTATGTATCCAGTAGATGACCCACAGGGTTTAAGGAACCCAAGGAAGGACAACAGTTATTTGCAGGGCGGTTTGACGGGATTGCAGTTATTGGCTACCAGCACTCCTGCGGTAAGTAGTGATGGGACTCCATCTGGAGGTAGTAGGCAGATTCAATGGGGTTGGAATCCCGTGGGTTTAGGAAATAATTATGGATTGACTCCCAATAATTTATTAATTGGCGGTCAATTAGGAACAGTAACAATTTCAATTACATAGGAGTAATCATGGACGCAAAGAAGGCAGTTCACAAACATGAGAAGTCAATGCACCCCGGTAAGCCATTAACTAAGTTCGCTAAGGGCGGCAAAACCAATCTTCAGATGAAGCAACTTGGGCGTGGTCTAGCCAAGGTAGCCAATCAAAAGGTATCATCCTTTACATATAAAAATTCTGGAAGAGGCCGATAAATGTATAACCAACCCAAACCTGTTCCGGTTCCCAATACATCGGGATACCCAAATAACGTGCCTAATACGCAAACCCAGAAAACTCGTGGTACTGGGGCGGCGACTAAAGGCACCGGTAATAGCAAAAAGATGGGCTAAATGAACTACTCGACGCTGTTTCAGACCATTCAGGCGTATTGTGAAAATGACTTCCCGGATACGGTAGTCAACACAACGACGGCTACAACTGCATCTTTTCTTACAAAAGACCAGATTGATACGTTCATCCGTCAGGCTGAACAGAGGATCTATAACAGCGTTCAACTTCCGGTTTCAAGGGAGAATGTGACAGGTAACTGTACGGCTAATAACAGATTCTTGACCACGCCTACAGACTGGCTTGCTACGTTCTCATTAGCCCGGATTGATGCCAATGGGTCTCAAGAATACCTATTGAACAAGGACGTGGAATATATTCGGGAGTCCTTTCCAAGCCCTACCGCCATAGGTGCTCCCACTCATTACGCCATTTTTGATGAGAATACGTTCATTTTAGGGCCAACTCCAGACGCAGACTACAACATGGAGTTGCATTACTACGCCTATCCACCGTCTATTGTTACCTCTGGTACAACTTGGCTTGGGACTAACTGTGACTCTGCTCTTCTTTACGGTTCATTACTTGAAGCGTATGCCTTTATGAAAGGCGAAAAAGATGTTAACGACAATTATATTGCTCGTTACAACGAAGCACTTGCCACGTTGAAACAACTTGGCGAAGGCAAAGACCGTCAAGATATGTATAGAACTGAACAAGCGAGGTATCCAGTTAGATGAGCACTATGAGCGAAGTGGCCTTCCTTTTAGGGGGCGCAAACGTCAAAGTTCTTACAACGCAAGGCCGAGGGTTTACCCCAGAGGAAGTTGCAGAACGGGCGCTAGACAAGATTATTTCTGTAGGTTCGCAGACGCACCCTGCCATTCGGGATCAGGCAGAGGCGTTCAAAGATCAAATCCGTCAGGTTTTGGTGTTTTATATGAAGGAAGCCATTAAGTCGCACCATACGACATTGGCTATCAAGTTCAGGAATGCAGGACATCCTGAGTTTATTAAACTTTTAGATGAATAAAGGAGCCTAATATGGCTATCACGCAAGCAATGACGACCTCGTTTAAAGCAGAACTTCTGCTTGGGGTTCACGATTTCCGTCCGTCCGCCGATGCTGGCGCAGACGTTTTTAAACTCGCTCTGTACACATCCTCAGCAACGCTGGATGCAAACACGACTTCTTACACCGCTTCTAACGAAGTTGGTACTTCCGGTACTAACTACACGGCTGGTGGGCAAGCGCTAACTAACACGGGTGTAGGCACAACCAACATTAACGCCAACACTGGTACAGGCTTTACTGACTTTTCCGATGAGACCTTCACGAATGCCAACTTCACGGCTCGTGGTGCGCTGATTTATAACAGCACTCCTTCGGCAAACAGCAATGCTAATACTACGCTGACCAATGCATCGGTCTGTGCGTTGGATTTTGGTGCAGACAAAACGGCTTCGGACGGTGATTTTACTATTATATTTCCTACCAACGATGCTTCTAATGCAATTATTCGGATTGCATAGTGAAAACCTGCGTAACGTGCCTAAAAACTAAACCGTTAAACGAGTTCTACAAACGTAAGGATTCGTTAAATGGTTTTAGAAACGACTGCAAAAACTGTCGTAAGGCACGTTCGCTTAAAAATTTTTTTGATAAATGTGAAAATAGGAAACAACAAATGCGTGAGTATTATAAAAAACGCATTGAAAAAAATCCTAATTGGCACATTGATTTTTATACAGAAAATAAAGAAAAAGTATTAGCAAACAATAAGATTTATTATCAAAAGCACCGTGCTAAACGGCTTCAATCTGTTTTGGAATGGGCAAGATCTAATAAAGGTAGAGCCAATGCTAATAAAAAAGCATATAAAACATCAAAACAACAGGCGTGCCCTAAATGGGTACGTGATAATGGGGATTTGATGTGGATGATGCAAGAGGCGTATGATTTAGCAATGTTGCGTAGCAATATGTTTGGGTTTCAGTGGCACGTAGATCATGTGGTTCCATTACGAGGTAAGGTTGTATCTGGGATTCATGTACCTTGGAATTTGCAAGTAATCCCGGGCCGTGAAAATTGTAGTAAGAGTAACCGGTTTGAGGCATAACATATGCCTGCTTGGGGCGAAGGTAGATGGGGGCACGGTGAGTGGGACGTTGGGCAGATTGATGTCAACGTTCTTCTCGCTAGTGTCGTCACGACTGGGCAGGTAGGCAATGTAGTAGTAACGATTGGTAAGAATGTCCTTGCAACCGGAGTAGAGGCTACAGGTGAAGTTGGAACAGTTGCGTTTAAACAAGTTGCAAATGTTTCTGTAGTAGGGGTAGAAGGGACTGGTGAAACTGGCACTGCCACGGTTGTAGGTAGGGTCAATGTTTATCCTGTTGGTGTAGTTCATTCGGTCTTTCTTGACCCTGTTGGAGTTGCGGCTGGAGGCCAAGTTGAGCCTGCTGGCTTCCAACACGATGTTTTACTAGGCCAAGAAACTGTAACGGCTGCGGCTAACGTTCCTGTTACGGGTGTTCAAGGTAGTGGTGCAGTTGGTCAGTTAGCACAAAGAACTTCTTATTACGTTACCGGAGTTCAAGGTGTTGGGCGGCTGGGTCAGGAAGAAGTAGATGCTGATGCCAATGTTCCTGTAACCGGAGTTCATGGTGACGGGTTTGTTGGGAATGTAGTAGTAAGGGCTGCGGCTAATGCCCCTGTGTTTGGGTTAACAGCCACCGGACAGGTTGGCACTGTTGACGAGAGCCGGAAGGCTAATGTTTACGCAGTAAGTGTTGTTGGCACCGGGGTGCTTGGGCAGGAAGATTCAGAAGGTGGAGCGCTTGTAAATGTTACGGGCGTGGAAGCAACTGGCGAAGTTGGACAGGAAGCGGTACAGATTGGCTATCGTGTCTTTGGGGTTCAAGGCGATGGCGCAGTTGGACAGGTAACAGCCATTGGTGCGGCAAATGTTTATTTGAATGGCGTTCAAGGGGTAGGGGTACTTGGAGAAGAACGGACAGGACTTTTAGTATTTTTAACTGGGGTTGAAGCCACAGGTGCAGTTGGAACCACTGATGTAAAAATTTCCGTTAATGTTCCCTTAACGGGTATTCAGTTAACAGCGACATTAGGAACAGCAGTAGCAAGTATCCCGGTATCGGTGCCTGTAACTGGGGTTCAGGCGCAGGGACGTGTAGGAAGAGTTCTGATCTGGAGTAAAATTAACCCTAATCAGAACCCGAATTGGCAACAGGTTAACGATGTTCAAACACCAAATTGGATGCCGATAGCGGCATAGGAGTAACAAATGGCAAGTACATATTCAGACCTTAAGATTCAATTAATGGCAACCGGAGAGAACTCCGGGACTTGGGGTACTGTTACCAACGCAAACCTTGGCACAGCCCTTGAGGAAGCGATTGTCGGTAGGGCAACGGCAAACTTTACCTCTGATGCCAACCTAACCCTGACGCTTACGGATACCAACGCTACTCAGGTAGCCCGTAACTTTGTACTAAACGTCACTTCCGGGGTATCACTAACCGTCACCCGAGACCTGATTGTTCCGGCTATTGAGAAGCCGTATCTAGTACAGAACAACACCACGGGCGGTCAGTCGATCCGGGTGATTATTGCTGGTAACTCAGTGACCGTTCCAAACGGCAAGACAGCGTTTGTATACAACGACGGCACGAATATCAGCATTGCTTCGGACTATTTCGTAGCCCCCACATTCAGTTCGTTCACCTCTACCGGCGACGGTACTTTCAGTGGTACGGGTCAGATCAAAGTACCAGCAGGCGCAACCGGGGATAGAAGTGGTTCCCCAGTAAAAGGTAT